CCTCGGTAGTCGGCATCAATGACGCCCGCCCCGGTTTCAATGCCGTGCTTTACCGCCAGGCCGGATCGTGGCCAGATCAACCCAACGGTGTTCGGATCGAGGGCAAGGGCGATCCCGGTCGGCACCAGCGCCCGGTCACCGGCAGGCACCACGAGGTTTTCGTCGGCATACAGGTCAAGGCCTGCCGCCATGACGGTGCCACGGGTCGGGAGGGTTGAGGTTTCAGTCAGGCGTTTTACGAACAGCGGCATTTTGCAAAATCTCCGATTTAAGGCGCTTAAAAGGTTTGGGTATGCCAAGGTAGCGGGTAGGTTCATTGCGTCGCTTCTAGGGCCATTTCCGGCGGTTTTAGACGGTATCCAGCGATGAGTTCCGGCTCGGTCACCCGGCCCGCCAGCAGCGCGTCCTGAATCAGGGCGGTTTGCATGGCCCAGGTCGCCCGGCACCATGCGTTGCGGGTGGCGGCAATTTTCATCGCGGCTTTGAGAGGGGCCGGGAAGGCGGCATAGGTCAGGCGGTCGGAAATCGGATCAACCGGTTCTGGTATGGATTCAAGAGCCTGTTTCTGTGCAGCGAAAAACAGCCCGGTCAATTCGGCGGGGACGTTCATAGCGGGTCTCCGAACGGGACATAGCAGGCTTTATTCTGGGTTTTGCTGCCGAGGTATTGCAGCGACGGCGCGTTAAACCACAACCAGATTTCCCCTTCCCAACCGGTATGGCGTTGTTTGGAGACGATCAATGCGGCGTCAGGTTTGTCGTCAAGCGCAGGATCGTTGCCGTGCCCATCTGCTTCTGCCGCCGCCCGTTTGTTTTCCTTGGCTTTGTTTCGCCAGACGGTGATGACGTTATCCGCCATGTCGGTAATCGCGCCGGTCCCCTTCACGTCCATCTTTCCGGGCGGGGCGTTTTCATCGTTGCCTTTGCGGGCATGGCTGACCAAGTGAACATGAACTGCGTACTGGTGGGCAAAATCCACCAACCGCTCGACCACGGCCTTCTGCCCGTTGTAGTCATCTTCAGCCAGCCCACACTTGGAGAGGCTATCGACGATGAAGTGGCGAATCTGGTAGCGGCGGGCGGCATAGGCGAACACTTCCAGCATCCGATCCACCTTGGCGGTTCCGACCAGATCGAACAGCCATAGCTTGTCAGCCAGCCAGTTGACGCAATGCTTGACGTAGCCAGTGGTGGGCGCGTCGGTGCCGGTCAGTTGCCGGATTAAGCGCCACAAGGTCCGGGCGGGCGGCATTTCCATGCTGGCGATACAGAACCGTTCGTCGGTCGCCAGACCATGTGCCGCCACCTGATTCAGCACCAGGCTTTTGCCGTGCCCGGAATAGCCGGCCCAAATAGTGACCTCGGCAGTGCGAAAACGCAGTTTGTCGCCAACCTTAGCCCACGGGGTATCCAACCCTTTCGGGGTATCTGGTGCCGGGAAAAACTCATGCAAAACGGCCCCCATGTATTCGCCTGCTGATTTCAATTCCGCCGGGTCAAGGGTCTTGGCGGAAACAATGCAGCGGGAAAAGTCCGCTTGAGTAAACCCCGCCAGCAGGCAGGCATTGGCGTCTTTGTGCGGCAACTCCACAATCCGGCAGCGTTCCGCGCCCAGGCGTTTGACGATTTCCGCCGCCCCTTCCTGGCCTGGCCCGTCCATATCCATGCTCACCAGGACGGTATCAAACCGCTGGAGGTGGTCGTAATCGCTTTCAATCCAGTCCTGCTTTGCGCCGCCGCCGCCACCCATCGGAACCGATAACGCCGGGATGCCGAACTGGAACCAGGTCATTGCGTCGATTTCGCCCTCGCAAATCACCACAGCTCGAGCATTGGTCGGCAATGTGTGCCAGCCAAACAAGCACGGTTCCGCGTTGCCTTCCTGCATCGTGAACTTCTTACCGTCCTGGCTGCGTTCAACCGCCAGATATTTGCAATTAAGCAATTCACCGTCCCGCAAATACGGGAACAGAATCGTTCCGGGATTGTTTTGCAGTTTCGGAAAGCGCAGCGCCCCAGGCTGTTCAGCGATTTTGAACGCGGTCAGTGTGGTGGCGGTTAGCCCCCGGGATAGCAGATAGGCCATGACCGGACCATCGGGATTCAGCCGTTGGGTTTCCTTGGGGCGGTCAGGTCGGCGATAAGTTTTCTTGGGACGGCTGTTTTGTCCATCGAGACTCACGCCGATCAGGCTGGCTGCCTCGTTCATGGCCTGGCGCAAGTCCACGCCCCGCACCGCGCACCAGAGGTCGAGCAAATCGCCGCCGCTCTGTCCGGTAGCGAAGTCGGACCACACACCGATTTTGTCGCCCGACAAGCGCACTTTGAGGCTATCGCCAGCCTCGCCGGACAGACTGCCCGCCACGAACTCATGCCCGACTTTCTTGCCGTTGGGTAGTAGGTGCTTGGCGACTGATTCCGCCCGATTGGATAGCCGCTCGCTGATCTGGGAAGGGGTCATAGGACGGCCCTCGCGCCAGAAACTGATCTGGAATTGACAGGGATAGTGTTCGGCTCAACCCCTTTCGACGCTTGGTATTCCCGCCCCCGATGGAGCCAGTTAAGCCAAGCGCCATCGTCCTTTTTCCCCTTGCGGTTAGTGAACTTGATGGTTTCCTTTTCCACCCAGGCCAAATCCGTAAACCCCTGCCCAAGGGCCAGCGCGATCCGGGCAGGAGTCAAATCGAAAAAACGGATTGATCCCCCAGAGAGAGAGCCGGCGCTTGCGCCGTTGGCCTCTCTCTTTTTCTCTGTATCTGCCTCTGTATCTGCCTCTGTCTCTGGTGGCGTTACATCACCGTTATCAGAGCGTTGCTGTAACGGCGATTGACCGTTACATGAACCGCTAACATTTTGTTTTTTAGCGCGATGTTTTTTAACTCTTGCGCTTGAGTCGTCAGAAATGAACTGTCGTGAATCCCACTTCAAAAGCGCCCAACTTTCAGACACAAATCCCTTACGGACAAAGAGCGCCTTAGTTTTTTCCAAATCAGCGGCGGAAATTCGCAGCGCCGTTGCCAGCTCTTCATCATCAAGGCCGGGCAGTTCCTCGCTGCAATGCAGGCACATAACCATCACCAACCGGCGCTGCATCGCCTCTGCCATGCTCTGCACTTTCGGGTCGGTAGCGAACTCGTGATAAAGGCGAAACCAAGGGAGGCTCATGGTTGCTCCCCATGCTCAAAGCGGGCTGAACGTGCTTTTTCAACCGCTTTTGCCAGTCGATGGCTGTTGGTGTTGTAGTTTTTGCCGTATGGATCAGTCTGACAATCTGCTGCGTGGTTAACGCGGGAGCTTCTTCCTTCAAACGCGAATCCAATAGCGCCGCAATCATGGCACTCGCAGAAAAAATAAGGTCCGTCATTGACGACAGAACCTACATAAGGACAAGCCGACGCATACTCCAACCCTTCAACAATCCCAGGAGTTCCATAAAGAATGCCCCCTTTGATTGGGTTGTAGTTTTCGTCTAGGAAAAACTCTGATTCTGGCGAATCTTCCGGCGGGCAGACCATCCCCCCACTAAAGTCATCAGGGAGCGGCTTTATCTCAAAAAAACCAATATCAGGAACATAAAAATCAGGCAGGTATAGCTTCCCGCTTGGCAGAACAAACCCTTCTTTTTCATATTCCCAAAGCAACCCAGTTTCATCAAAAAACACAGCCCAACGGGCTTCTAAGCGGCTGCGGAAACGATAATTTTTGTAGCGGGTTTCGATAGGCTTGATAATTCCGGACGTAATACGGGTAGGGATAGTCATAGCGGAACTCCTATGCGATAGGAAACCGCCACTTCTGCTGTCAAACAGGAGGTGGCGGGTCGGCGTTGGGTTGACAGACCGGGCATAGGAACCGGCAGGCTTTTCAGCCTCCCAACACCGCCAACCATTGAAAAACGCGGGCGCAAAAAATGCGCCAGTATCGCAAGGGGGCGCTGCTGCGCCTATAGCAATCGGGCTGTCAACCCCGGTCCCGACTGTGGTCAGGACGGCGCTATCATAGCCCGTCCCCCGCCCCCCGGCAAGTGAGATCACGCCGCATCCTCCGTCGTGCAATCAGTCTCGACCGCACCATCATCCCCAAACAACCCGCCCTGTTCCCGCTTCGCCGCTGCCAGATTCCGGCAGGCCACATCAAAATATGACCGCTTCAATTCCGCCCCGACAAAGCGCCGGCCCATCTGCAACGCGACATAGCCTTCACTCCCAATGCCGGCAAAGGGACTGCAAACGACATCACCGGGATTACTCCAGAGTTCAATGGCGCGTTCAATCACGTCTAGCTGGAGAGGGCAGATGTGGCGCTCATCGTCATTGTCCCGCGCCGCCCGATATTGCAGCGTCCGGGTCGGATTGATGTCCATCCATACCGGCGATGCGTAGCGTTGCCATAACCCGACAGGAAATCCATCTGGCGTCTTTGTGACCGGATCGGGATTAACGCCGGGTTTCCGCATTGTGACCAGATAATCCGGTATTCCTTGC